ACCATCAGTCGTGCTGTCAGAACGTCATGCCCTAGTTCATGTCTAAATTTATTGACTCGTTTATCCCAAAAACGAAATTTAATCTCCCTCATTTATCAACTCCTAAAAAATTTCTACCTGCTGTAGACCAATTTTCTATTCCCATGCAAATAACCTCGCCACCGACCTGAATACCAATTATTCCGTCTTTGGTTACATGTATTGAGGGCGAATAAAAGTCTTCGTTGTCCTGCCTCCAAAGTTCTATATCACTATTGGCTTTAGGTTCGTCAGAACTCATTTATCAACTCCTTCGCGGTCCTTCAACATAGTCAAAGTAAAACCAATCTCAACTGCTAATCTTTCTATGATTACCAGCATGTCAGATCTATCAACATTATCCTCTTCCATCTTATCAATCATTTCCCGCCCCCATTTGAGGCATTCATGTTCTGCAAAGTAAATCGCTAAACTCGCAGTAATATGTTCCATTTCACCGGATAAATAAGCGTTTCTTAAACGATCCATAGCTTCTTGAGTTATATTGTAACTATTTTCAAATTCTACCCAAGACTGATCCGGTTTCTTCATAAGAATTATAAGTTCGTCTATGATCTTTAGATCAGTCATTTATTTTATTAACTCCATCGCTCGTTAAACAGAATATTCAATACTGCGCACACTAACATTATAACACCGACCCAGAAATTAAGCAAGCTATCTAGCGCAAAAAAAAAGGCAAAATTAATTCCCGCAAACAAAAGACACAGGTTGGATTGTTTAATTCTCACAGTGTTGTCCTCGGCCATTTAGGATAAAGGGGGGAGTGGCGTCCAGTAAGTTTATACAATCTCTTCTTGAGTTCGATTATTTCAAACGCATGTTCCAGCATAAGATTTCTTTGAGCTGTCGGACCACCCATCCCCTCTCTACTGTAGTTCGATTTCTTTATCACTTGAATTGCATACTGACGCCTTCGGATCAAATATTCTATTTTATGATCCTCCCGGAGTGGACCGTGCATAACACCCCCCGCTAAAGAATTACCTCAGCTTCACCTTCTAACAAATAACGTGGCCTCCCGCCATTATCCACTTTCTGAATACTCATAGGAATATTAAAGTGGTCAAATAGTGTTGCACACACATCCAGTGGCCCATATGGGTTTTCTTTAGGTGTATACGACTTATCTGCCGTACCAATTGTTCTCCCTAGCTCATATTCCCCACCAGCCATAAGCATAGGTGACATTGCGGGCCAGTGATCTCGTCCAGCATTTCCATTAAGTTTGGTTCTGCCAAATTCTCCAGTAACTACCAAAAGAATCTTTTCATTGAGACCCCGGTCCCACACATCCTGTAAAAAAGCCGCAACAGCTTGATCAACAGGAGGAACTCTACCTTTAAGGGCATTAGAAATATTCCCGTGCATATCCCACCCACCATAGTGCATAGTAACAAATTTAGTTCCATGTTCTGCTAGGCGTCGTGCAAGCAGCATTTGTTTACCAATATCAGTATTGCCATATGCGTCTCTAATTTTAGTGGGCTCCTTGTCTATGTCAAATGCCAGTTTAGCAGTACCAAGTATGGTATCATATGCTTGCACAGTATATTTTCCTATAGAAGTAGCCGCATTACTAACGATTTCATGCTGCTTATCCAAAGCTGCTAGTAATTCACCACGCGATTTAAATCTATCCACCTTAACTCGCGGGCTAAGATTATCTTTATTAGAAGGATCAAAAGGTTTATATGCGCCACCTAACCATGATGGTCCTTCTCCAGAGATACCACCCTGCTTAATATAGGTTGGAATTCCAGTAGAAGTATTAGCACCATAGATAGAGGAAATAATAGAACCAAAACCCGGATACTTGGGATTAGAAGTTTGTGCTCGTTCTCCATTGTAGTGACCCGTCATCATCCAGTGAGTTGCTTGACGATGAGATGAATCTCCATGAGTGAAGGAATTAACACTAACTAATTTATCTTTATGTTTAAATGTTTCAAACCAGTCAGCCCCAAAAGAAAGATTAGTGTCGGGATCATATAGAAGGCCGTTTACAGGTCTAAATTGATCAGGAACATTGAAATCGGTGGGGGCATGGAAAGTTTCAAACTGAGTAGGACCCCCTCCAAGCCATAGCCATATTACAGACTTATCCTTAAGCGCCAGCTCCTCCTCTTCGGCCATAGCTAAATCAGAAAGACCCATAGCTGTCATGCCCGATCCAATACTACCAATCCTAAGAAAATCACGTCTGTTAAAATTGATATCTAACATCGCACTATCTCCCGATTTTAATATATGAGTGTAGGAAATTTAATAGCATCCGGTGTGAAGCTTTTTTGATCACTACTAGACTTAGATTTAGGTCCCTCAACTGGTAATGATAAAATTTCTTCCATGTCGGGCACTTCTTTATTCATATCTATGGCCCACAAAATATCATGTTTCGTTGCCCATACTCGCATTCGTCGTACCGGTACGATAAGATTAAAAGTTTCGCCCGCCCCTCTTACAAGCATTCCCATGTATTGTCCAGCCTTATCGCCTGATCTTTCTGACAGAAAAACACCACCACCGGAACTACCGGGAAATGCTGTAACTGTAGTTTGATCAAAAACGGTACCATCCCCACTACCTAAATTTAGCACACGTCCTACCTGAGAAACAATACCGCGTGTCATAGAATTAGAACCGGTTTGCCCCAATAATGATCCCACATGATACAGTTCAGCCCCAATAGAGACAGGCTTACCCTTTCCATTATAAAATTCAGCATTACTTTTAATAAAACTTCTTTTTCTAACCATAAGTAACGCAAGATCTTCTCCATCAGTAGCATCGCTGTATTTAATAACCTTGGTATCCATTTTTAGTTCACCTACCCGTCTACCGTTTTCTACCAACTCTTGCACAATTTGTGCGTCTTGAAATTCAATCACCTTTTTTGGTTGACCATTTTCTATGATATTGCGTACAGAACGCAGACCGCTAACGACATGTGCCGCTGTCCATACAAAATTAATTTGTTCAGTTTCATTACCCTCAGTTTTTACGGCTCTAGTAATAATAACTCCCGATCCTTCACTAGAGGAGGCTTTTACAGTAACGGAAATATCTTGTAGCTTTTTATAAAGCTCCTGTGCATTAGTAGTATTAACACACGCAACACACACCAACAAAATTGCCAAAGTCATTCGTCTAATCATGATCTATCTCTCCTTTTAAAGGTCTTGGTCTTGCCACTTGCGCCATTCTAGATCCTCTTCCGGCTCCAGAAAATATAGATTGTAAACTTTTTCCAACGTATCAATTGCTTCCCGATCAACCACATACTCTGTTTTTAAACCTGTTTTTCTGTATTGTGATATCACACGCTCAATAGCTTCCCGCATGTCTTCAAACATACTCATGCTCCAAATGCTGCAATACTGTGCTCAAAAGGGTTACCTTCAATACTTTTTACCTGATCTAACATTGTACTCGCAATTTCACGAATTTCAACCTGTGCATCGGATTTATTTCGTAAACCCTGAAAATGCATAAAACTCCTCCAGTTAAACATAACATCAGCTGTGATCTGCGTATTGTATGATCGGAAAAATCGAGCTGATTCTTTAGCTCTTTTTCTATCTATACCATGGTCTTCTATTAGACTTTTGACACAATTATGGTACATTTTTAGCCCAAGATTAGTATAGGCTTTTAAAGAATCTTGCCAATTAATAGGCCAATCATCAGGAATATAGAATTTATCTTCCTTGATCTCTTTATACCGCGCAGACTCGCCATTAACATTTACGCCAATTCTATGTTTAATGATATGAATGTGGCTTGCGATGTCTGTGGTTACTAGAAAATGTATAGCCGACTTCTCAAATGGTGTATGGTGACCATTTTCAGCTAACATTTTTAAGAGATTACCCATACGTTTACGTTTATTATCGGTTAAATCGCGAGATGTGCTCGTCCAAGCCGATAAGGCATGCGATTCATCTCCACCATAATAACCTATCAATTCAATTTCGTTACGCATTTCCAGCAGTCCTATATGGCCATTTTTCCGCTAGTGTCTTATTAATATTACCAACCTTTACTAACCATCTGCCATATTTTCCGGTCTTGGTTGTTGTCATGGTTACATAACCACTGGCATCTCTTTCGCTCGCTATCAAC